TCGTCCTCTTCATCTAGATATTTTTTTAATTCTTCTTCGCTAGGCGCTTTATACGCCACCCAACTTGGGTAAGAAGATTTTTCCATTACAAAACTTAATGCTAACTCGCTGCTAAATCCTGCCTTAATTAAAGACTTATAATATTCATTAAGCCAGATGCAATACATTTCTAACTCTGTGTATTGTTCGTTTTCTACAGTACGCGGTTTACGTGTGCGCTGTGGTTTCTTTTTCCGCGGTGCCATAGTTACCTCCGTATAGCAGTTCTAGCGCTTGCGCTTGCTTCTCCGCCTGACGTTAAACTAGATAATAAAGTTTGTAGTGATGGTGCAGCAGGAGCGCCTCCTACTGGCGCTGCGGGAGCAGGGGACGTTTGCTCAACCTGAGGGGCACCAGCAGGAGGTAATTCTGGAGCGAAGACTTCTTCAACAGCGTCTTCAATTGCTACGCCTTTCTGGCGTGACTTAATAACATCAGCAATTTTCTTAATTACCATTGATGGGTCTGCGCCTTGTATAGCCATCTGTGGGATGGCTTGAGTATAGGCTTGCAGAGATTGAACTAACGACTTACGCATATTTTCAATTTCAATTTTTTCTTGCTCTTGAGTTACGTTAATACCAAATGGTAATTCACGCATAGCAAGGTCTGTTGAAATCAAACCGCCACCTAATGCTTGTAGCATAAAGATAAGACCCTGTGCTGGGTTAAGTCCTGCCAACATTCCATATCGGACATCGGCTGAGTAGTCTTTCTTAATATCCTTACTTGGTTTGTAGGTAATCTGGTATGGGCTACCAGCATCTACACCACGGATAGTCTTTTCATAATCAAAAAATCTTTCATCAACTTCAAAGCATACGGAAATAACATCGCGTAGCGTTGAAGCAAAAATAGCCTGAGCAGACTTGACCTGTGTGTCAAAGCCTCCCATAAGTGCCTGCACACCTTGTCCCGTGATGATGCTGGCATCAATGTTTCCAGTACGTCCTTCTGGATAACGTGTTCCCGTTCTTAGTTCTTGCTGTAGTAAAGCCTGTTCAGTAAATGCTCCAGGTGGAATATTTAAATCAACACGGCGAACACCAGCAGGGTTAGCGGTGCGGATAACAGCATCGCCACCCATTTCAAGTTCATTGACATCCGAAGGCAGAACAATTGGTGCTTGCACGGACTTCTCTGCTGCTTCCATCGCAAGTAATGCGAACCTGTTGCGAAGCAACTGAATACCGAGCACGTCATCAAACTGACCACGCATCTCATTATCAACAGATGGTCTCTTAGCAACAACAACCATCATCTTGCCAATTGGGTTTTTGGCGGAAGATAGTAATAAATTATTGCGCTCAGGAACATATAACACAGACTGGTCGCTATCGTAATAGCGAACAATTTCAATCTGCGCTGTCATATCAGACTTGTACATTTCTTTACCAAGTAAGATATTTGCGTACTCAGGGAACTGTGAGGCAACTTCGCCAACAGGCATATAGTAACGCTTTGCAAAGGCAATGCAGCGCCCATAGCGGTCAAACTCTGGGTAAGCGCCCACTGGGTTTTCTATGCGGATACGCGGCAGCCCTGCTTCTTCGTCCAATTCAATTATGAAAGGAACGAAACCAAATGTTATGTATACATCGGCTCCTGTATACATTTGGACTTGTAAGTCCGAGTGAGCAAAATAATTAGTAGCAATACGAGTGCGGGTGTCAGCAAACTTACGAGCGCGGTCATTAGCCTGATTCGCCGCCGAACAGTTAACTGACGGTAATGGCGCCATAACCTCGGAAAGGTCTCTCGCAACAATATCAATAAAATTTGCAACGACATTAGCGTCTACACCTTCAGGAAAGAAATCTGGATATACAGTTGCAATCTGTCCCTTACGAACAGCAAGAACATCTTGTTGGCGCGAATCGCGCTCTGCAGCACGTTGACGTAAGTTCTCAACACGGGCTGAGATTTGTTCTATTGATAACATCTATTTCCTATCCGTATGTTTGTTGCCATTGTTCGGCAACCATCTCATCTAGATTAACGCTGTAGCGTTTCTGTGCTTGTGCTCTTGTAGCCCAACGATTATGGGCATACCTTTGCACCACAGAATTCTGTTGCATAAACTCACGGCATCTAATAACGCCAAACCACAGCGCCATCACGCAGTCAGTCTTACCTCTAGTCTCAGGCTTCCAAGTAATTAACTGTTGTGTTAAAGCCTTAAGTCCTTCAGAACCTTCAGTGCTAGGCAGTTCAATGGTGTTGTTCTTTTGGTGCTTGCCATTGTTTGTCGTTCCAAAAAGTGTGGACATAGATGCGACACCAAAGTTTGTGTCCCATTTGTTTTTTCCTGTAAAGTGAGCATTGAGGCGAACACCATAAGATGCCAGCCATTGTTGTAAGTCTGAGTCAAGGGCGTAGGCTTTTTGATGGGCGTTGATTTCAACGCGGAGTTCCTGCGGCTTATACTTCTGAACAAACTCTTCAATTGCTTGCCTAATCTTTTGTGGAGTTGGTTCTGCCATATCTAGGCAGTCCAACACATAAATCTTTCCATCCATCCTGTTGTAGGTCATAGCAACAAATGCAGCACGACCAGCACCCATAGCAGGGTCAAACCCAACTACGGTATAGCCTTCAACTTGAGCAGGGTGTCCTGCAGCGCCAGGTCTTAGCGGACCTCGCTTACGCATTCCATTTAAAGAACCCTGAACTAAATCAGGTGGGAATATAGAATCTTCAGTTACATCTTCTTGCTGATATACAAGAGCCCACGTAGACGGAGTAACTTCGCCTCTGCGCCGTGCAAGGGTCGGACCATCCCACTTAGGATATAGTCCCTCCGCATCTGGGGTGTCCTCATCGCCATCCCAGGCAACATCCGATTTAGGCCAGAGCGTTTTCCAGTCTTTCGGTTTATCAGCATACTGTAGAACAGCAGGCATACCCATATACGTAAATGGGCTTTTGCCGCTTGACCAATGCTTCGGGTCACGGAGTTCTTTATAAAAATCATTCGGCGCAATTCGGGTCCCTACTACCAGCAACTTGCCGTTCTTACCCAAACGGGTAATAACTTCTTTCTGTAGCCAGTTAATCTGCTTCTCGTGTTCGTGAGCATTGGCTGTGGTTATACAGTCATCAAGAATAATTAAGTCAGCACGGGCACCATAGATTTGACCCCCCATACCGAGTGCCTGGATAGTCGGGTCTTTTTCAGATGAATCACGAGCATCGTTACCCAGATAGACGGTATCAACACGCCAGGTATCAGAGTCTTCTTTCCATCCCCCTTCTGGTCCAAAAGTTGTTTGCAACTTCAACCAGCGCGGGTGGCTTAACCTTTGCTTTATTGCGTACACGAATTCCCGTGCTTTGACTAACGTCTTAGAAACTACGATGATTCTAACATTGGGATTTAGCGCGATGCGGTAGGTAGAGTAATTCACCGTAATCACGGTGGACTTAGCGTGCTCAGGCGGCACGTTTACAAGGAGGCGATGTTTATCGCCAGGCTCGTAAATCATATTAGGGTGGAGCCAACTAGGGTCTTTACCCTCTAGTAGGTCAATCCAGTCCTGATGGTGAGGGAAGACCCTCTGGTCCAGAAACATCTCAGAGAACTGTGGGAAAGATACATCCTCACGGGCTACCCCTAGCGCTTTTAGGGAGTTCTCTTTAGCGCTTTCTTTGGCGTCAGCCAAATCCTGGGCAAACTGTTTATCCCTGGAAATCCAAATACGGACAGTGTCTGGCTTTTTGCCCAACTGTTCCATAGCCCTCTGCACTGGCATACCCTCAGATACCAGGGCCAAGACTTTGGCCTTGGCTTCAGCCATAGCCTTTGTCCTAGGGTTATTACTCTTCTGAAAAGTCACAGTATTGTCCCATCTGCAATAGTCTATACAGCCTGTCAGATACAGATAGAGATACAGTCTGTAACGCAAGCCCTAAAGGCTTGCTACTGCACGGGACTATAAATAGTCCCTACTATATATTAACCTGTTCAAACAGCCATTCCGAACGGTTTATAACAAAAGTGTTATACAGATAACAGTCTAAATAGGACAAAATAGGACAGAATAGGGGCATAGGCTCTGTACGGAAAAATCTTTATCGGTGTGTACTATATAACTCTCAGCCAGTATTAAACAGTCTGGGGTCAT